TTTAGATGGGGGTTATAGGGGGTACGTGGTGCTTGTTACATAACTCTTATGTATATTTTATATGGGGGTTATAGGGGGTACGTGGTGCTTGTAACACTATTTTTATGTATAAAAAAAGACCACGCTCATAAGAACGTGGTTAGAATATAGTGTTGCCTCTTATAAATCTGATAATTATTTTAATTATCACAAACTGGGTATCTTTATTGTAACATAAAAAATAGGTTAATGTTTACTAATTATATCATATTATTTTAAAATTCCCCATACTTGTTTCATTTTGTTTTTAGGTGGTTTTTTACCGTTCCAAGTTCCTACTGGTAAATAAATTCTTTCACCTTCAAAACTGTCATATCCTACCCATACATGCTTATCTTGTAACATAATTTCATCATACTCAATTTTAGTGTTGGCTGGTAAATCACCTGCTTCATTATTTCTCAATCTGAATGGACCAACGTAACGTGCTTGAATAGATTGATTACCATTAATGAATGAACCTTTTTGTGCTTTATAGTAAGTACCATATTTATTTTTCTTCCAACCAGTAGGCAATACTTCTTGTTTAGCGATTTCTTTTTTCACTTCTTGCTCAATATGTTTTTCAGTAACTTCTTCGGCATTAGATGTATCTAACTTGCCACCATTAGCATAGAACTTAATACGACTAATGAAATAATCGATTAACTTCAATTGGTTTCTTCTTGTGTAAGGTTGACCTTTACCAATGTGAATTTCCCATGATCTATGTGGACAAGATGTTTCAGAATACTCATTGTGTAAGTGTACTGTATCTCTATTAATAGGTAAGTTGTAAGATAACATTACTTCGGCAGCAGTTTTTAAAGTTGCTTCTTCATTCTCTAAGAATAATTTATCAGAAATACGTCCTGGATAACTTTCGCACACTTCAAATCCAATTAAGTTATTGTTTGCCCAAAAATTAGCACAATGCCATTCAACAAAGTTAGTTGGATGATACCATAAACGCTCATTACGGTTAACATATACACTAGCAAAACCATTTACATGTGTACCGTTTTGTTCTCTTGCATATAACCATGGTAAATACTGACTTGGTGTCATGCTTCCGTAGTCGTTGTGTATCCTTTTGTTTACTTATAGACGCTACTCTATAAATCTGTGTCGATTCACATGCACTCTCATTACAAGACGTGAGCAGACTATTTCTTTCTATCTACGTGAGATAGTTCTTCTTTCGAACTCGCTTGAGTCCTACCGGGAGGCAATCCCGTAGTCGTTGAACATTCCCCATATCTATTGACTTAGGGGTAGTGCTGCTAAACTAACCAATCCTTCAACTTGTTAAACTCTCATACAATCCTTTCGGTTGTATTGTAGTGTGAAGGCTCTTAGGTTTTTCAAAGCAATTTATGTTTTAAGTACATATACCTCACGATATATGCAGTGCTAAATAAATTCCCATTTATACCCGTTACATTGTTTTCTTTTTCCTAAGCAAACAGACGAAATGTGTCTTTGATTTCCATAACCCTTTCTTTCAGCTTCGGCTTGAGAAGGAAAATAAAAAACTTCACCAGTTTTTAAAGAAGTTGCTTTTACTGGTTTTGATTTTTTACCATTAGTATTTTTTGAAATCATTCGAGATTTTCTTGTTCCATAATTATTATTTTCTTTTGATGTAATGTACTCTAAATTTTCTAGACTATTATCATTTTTGTTCTCGTTTTTATGGTTAACCTCATAACCTTTAGGTTTTGGACCAACAAAAGTTAACATTACTAGATTAGATACATATAAAGAACGTCGCTTTTTATCTTTATATAATGTTACTTGTAAATAATCGAATGCTACTTTATTGGTTTTTAAGATACGTCCTTTTTTTAGTATTTCACTCTTATTTTGTGGTAAATAAATATATCTGTCTTTTGAACGTATTTTACCTAAATTAGACGCTTGATAAAAATTTTCGTAACCGGGTATATCTTTCCAAATTTCTTCCATACTATAATACACCTGCCATAATCATTATAGGTGTATTATACCATATATTTGAGAATTATTTTCTTACACCACTCCTGCGATACTTGCTTTACGATTAGTGATTTTAGAACCATTGATATGAGATGAATAAATATCTTTCATTTTTACATTGCTCCCTTTTTCTAGTTTTTGGTTTAGTTTTGAAATATCATATTTTTCAATAGGAATACCACTGCACACTTCTAACTTTTCATCTTTCAAGTTAGTGCCTTTAGGACGTAATTGAAGATGTAAATGTGCATTCATTGGATTATCGTAATAATTACTTGAACCCTGCAAGCCGATGATATCGCCTTGATTAACTTTGTCACCTTCACTATATTTGAGTGATCGTCTTTGTAAGTGGCCATAAATCCAATCATTCCCGTTAGCGTCTCTAATCTCGATTGTTCCACCAAAATTGCCATGCGTTTCAGACGTAACAACCGTGCCACTTGTAACTGCTGGAATATCATTAGTTGCATTATTGTATAAATCAAATGCTCTATGATAACCACCACAGAATTCATCATAGTTAATACCATTTTCAACATAGTTTCTAAATCCATAATCATTAGGATAATTGTCGTATTGACGTGGATCAGAACTAATTTTCCAACCTTTTTGTGTTAAATAATCAATTGCAGTTAACATTTAATCACTCCTATTTTAAGTTATTATCTTTTAAAACTTTTTCTTGTTCTCGTGATTTTTTACGTAAGATGTATGAGTTTTTATACACACCATACAGACCAATTAACATTGGGATAAACACCATTAAAAAGTTTATCCATGGTTGCACATGGTCAGGATTTAAAAACTCTACTTCAATTCCACTTGCTTGTAATGCTAGATATAAAAGTGCAAGCATCCCACCGAATTGAGAAATATATTGTTTAATTTTATCTTTTTCCATTACGTTCACTCCTTATCAATATAAAAAGCCGACACGTAAGTGCCGACTTAGATTGTTTAAAAGAATGCAGCTGCAAAACCTAATGCTCCGACTAGTACCGAAGCAATACCACTGATAATTGCAACTATAATTTTTACGTTGTAACCTTGTTTTTCTTTAATGACTTCACTAAACGTTTCAAGTTGTTTGCTATGATCTTTAACTTGATACTTAACATCAGTGAAATCTTCACCGAATTTCTTCATTGTTTCGTTCAATTTCTCTAAATGCTTTTCTGAGCGTTCTTGACTTTCAAACGCTTGTTTTTGATAGATGATTTGTTTATCTACCTTATTATTCAAGTCTTTCAATTCACTAGTGTGTCGTTTATCATTCTCATCTATTTTTCGATGAATTTTACTCGTGTTATCTATCCACTCTTCTCTTAATACGAAACGTTCATCTTTTTCCTGCAAAGTCTGCACCCCCATAGTAAGCGATTAATGCATTAATCATTGATAAGGTTGCAAACTGTACTGGACTTAACCAATTAATCGCATTAAAAATACTTGCAGAAGTGAGTAAGAAATAATAAATTGCATTCCCACTACCACCAAAGATAAGTAAGAAGTTAAATTTATTATTCACTTGTTGTTTAGGTAAGAAGATAGGTGCAAGAATAATAAACAAACTAAAAAGCATTCCTAAAACGCCCCATAACCAAATAGGCATAACTTGATGGAGTGTTAGATAGAAATCACTATCACTTAATACTGTATTTTGTTCCTTAGTCCAAAAGAAACCTCTTTCAAACATAAGTAAGCCAAAACCAAAGATAAAGATAGCTAACACTTTGTAGTTAAATGAATTTTCTTTCATATTTAAAACTCCTATTCTGCGTTAGTTTCAGTTGTTTCTTCCACGTACTCTAAAAGAGTGGTTAGCTTTACTGGTTTGACTGTCACTTTTTCAGCAATAATACCAAATTCATAATTTAGTTCGTTTAAGCTGTTTAAACGACTAGCAAGTGCTTTAATTTTATTTAAATCATCAAATTTAGTCGCGGTATTTACATTAGTAGTAGGGTAGAACTGTCCTCTAAAGTCATTAGATAAAGCTGCTTCTTCTCCTTTTTCATTCACTTGTACTAAGATGTAACTTTCTGTGTTTTTTACGATTTCATTTGCCATGATAAATTCCTCCTAAAATTTGGTATAAAAAGAGTGCTAAAGGTTACTCTCCTTCAGCACTTGTTTGTTCATTATTTTGTTGTTCTTCTTGCTCTCTAATTACTGCTCTTAACATTGCATTTTCTTGTGAAAGTTTAGCGTTTTGAGTAACTAACTCCTCGATAACATAACTTGGATTAGCTTGTAATTGATTGTTCATTTAATTGTTCCTCCAATGTGTTTGTTTTTTCGTTTAGTTGTTGTATTGATCTAAGTGCCCATGTAACCATTTCATAAATATTAACGCCATCACCATAAATAAATTCATCAGGCGTTTTATAATCTCTACCGATAATTACACCTCTATGGTTTAAACCTTTTTCTTTACCTTCTTCATTTTTATATTTGAATTGATAAAGATCTAAGTCATTAGCGATGACAGTTAGAGCGTCATAGTCCCACTTCTTAATATCTGTTTTATATTGTTCGAGTGATGCGTTGTTGAAGGCTGATGCTCTAACTGGTTTGTAACCAGTATCGCCACCGTTCCAGAATAAGTTGTTTGTAACCCGTAATTCATTTGAAGATACGCCGATATAGAAATCTTTAGCAGTATTAACTCTTATAGAGTTCGCTTGTACATCTAAGCATTGTAAATCTTTATATTTCACATTGCCGTTGTTGTAACCTTTTTTATCGGTTATACGTAATGCGTCATCTACTAAAATATAAGCATTACTTCCTTTAGCAGTTAAATCTCCATATAATTTATCCGCAAAGAAATGACCTGTCCCAATATCACCATCTTTATTGGTAGCATAAATTGTACTGTTAATAGAACTTTTACTAAATCTTATTCCTGAACCATATTGTGACGTATCGCTTGAAACATTACCGTATTTAAGAACACCGTCTGTGTATGCACCACTATCGTTTTGTTTTACATACATAGCAAATTCATTGTTTCCAGTTCGGTTATCACGATAAGGTCTGAAATAAATACCGTAGTTACTTTCAATATTTACAGTTAAGTTCGCATTTAAAATAATACGACTGTAATCACTTTCTAATGCTACTGCACCATAAGTAGAATGTAATCGTACACCGCGAGAGGTATCATTATATTTTGTAGAATGAAATTCTAATGTACCTGCTGTTTCATCACCAGCACCAGCAAGCATTGTTGATAAACCTTTTTCGGTTAAATATAAGTTATAACCAGTTGTTCTATTTTGTACTTTTACAGTACCGCCTTGAATACCTAGTCTTAAATTAGCGGTATCAGTTTCATTTGCCCAAGTACGTGTGAAAGAACCATAAGACAGGATAGAATTGTTTCTAATATCTAAATAATCAACACTATCCCCGCCTCGAATACCAATGTTATTAACGTTGATATCTAAGCCTTCTGGACTTAAATTTAAACGGTTGATAATCTCACCTTTGCCAACCTTATCATCCACTCTACTTGCCATAACATTGAAGTCTTTATTGATCGTAATATCCACCTTATCGCCTCTAAGTTGAATACCGTTTCTATCCATTGTGTAGGATTGAATATTACCGTTTTCATCGTAACTTAAATTTATTCCCTTAGTTGTGGCCGATATTTCTGAAATAACTTGAGATAATGTTTTACGACTAGCATTGAATTTTTGTTCATCTACTTTTAATGCTATTTTATCGCCATTTTGAGTGATTGATGTTTCTAGTTTAGTCATGGCTACGTCATTAGATCGTTTATAAGCGTCTGTGTAATTTTTAGCGTCAGAAATACCACTCTCAAATTTAGTTAAAGTAACTTTATCTGTTATTTCATTTGATAATTGTTTTCTTTCGCTATCAGCATTATCTAAGCGTTGAACTATATTATCTTTATCCAAAGTGTAATCTTGTTTTGATACCTTACTTTCAATTTGTGTAGGTAAAATATCAAGCGTTGCTTTATTACTTTCGACTGTTGTTTCTAAAGGTGTAAGTCGCCCGTCTACATCTCTTAATTTTTGCGCCACATCATCACTTTTAGCCATTAAACTAATTTGTTTATCTAATTCAGAAATGTTAGTTTCATTAGTTGTTACGCGTGTTGTTATTGGCTTTAATTTATTAATTACATTTTGATTTGCTGCTTCTTCTGCTTCTTGCTTAGAATTTAAAATTTTATCTTCAATATCTTCCGGCGCTGGCGTCCAATCAGTAGCAACATTGCCATATTCCAATTTAACCTTACCTACATAACCATTATCTATAAAGTCTCTATGTGTAATGTATGAGCCACCGAAGAATAACCTTATGTCCTTACCTATTCTATCTTCGCCCACTTCGAATGTATGTGTAATTCTTGGCTTGTCATTCGCTAAGGTAACTATATTTCCACCGTAATATAAGCCAAATTCACTTGGAATATTTTCTGTAAAATGTGGCTCGAAGCCTAATGAATAAGTGCCAGCTTTTTCAACACTAGCAAGTATAATGTGATCGGTAAACTTTTCACTATTTCTGATTAAGTTTCGACCACCAACTTCAATGCCATCTATCTTATGCTCAATACTTCTTACATTTGCACTAATTTCATCTTTAGTATTTTTAATTTTACTATCAATTTCTTTTCCTAAAACGGTATTTAATTCTTGAATTTTTCCATCAGCATAATCTTGTAATGAATTTCTTAAATCATTAAGCTCCGATTTATTAGGAATATCAGCATATAATTGTTGATTTTCACTATCCCAACGACCATTAGGCAACGATTGAGCTATTTTATCCATAGCATCATTAAATTTCTTATCAGTATATTGTGATTGAAGTAACTTCAACCGTTTATCAATAGAAATTTTAGCGTCAGTAACGTATTTATATAACGTTTGTAATTTTTCTCGATACACTGTAAATAAAGTTTGAGTATCAATCAACTTACCTATCGTTGCTGTATCTTCATCCATGCTATCTAAATTAGTTTTAATCTCTTGATATACATTATCTACATCTAACAATGCTTGGTTTAAATTACCTTTCAAATCATCATCCACAAGATATTCACTGTTTAATACATCATATACATCATTTTGTAACTTACTGTGTTGGATAGTTAAATTGATAAAACTATTATTTAAATCTCGATACATTACTTGTTCACGTCTTAAACCACCGATTTTTTCTACATCATCTGCTGTTTGAGTAATCCATTCTCCGTCCCAATATCTGCGTAATACTGCAACATTAGGGTTTGATGTGTCATACCATAATGTATCGTTTTGTGGATTTTCTGGTGGTTCAGCACCTTTGAATATCTTACGTTCATAGTACTCCATTTTCCCAGCTACAACATCACTCACGATTGTGTTTACGTTGGAAATATTGTCGTTAAGTTTTTTAGTGATTTCATCAAGTTTTCTAGTAAAGAACTCTCTTAGTTTTGTTTCTTCGTATTCAATAACATTACCGAATGTAAATTCACTTTCATCTGCTAGCCAGTTGTACTTAATACCTATAACTTCTGCTTCTATATATAACGATGGTCTGAAATCTCTATCTTTTACCCTTACGATATCTCTTAGATGCACTGTTACATCGTTATAATATTTATGAATATCAATTGAAGATACTTCATAACTTATCGCTGCTTGATTACGTTTGTTGAGTTCTGTTTTAGCAAGTGTAGTCAAACGTTTAAGCGTCATGTTCTCATCGTTACTTTCAGGCTCATATACATCCCAAATATAACGGTTAGGTAGTCCGAAAATCTCTTGTGCTTCATCATCTACTACAACAGTTTCAATTCTTGAACCATCTTCTTTTTCAGGCCCTACTGCAAGTAAAGCAGTTTTGACTTCAGATAGATCAATCGTTCTTGTCATACCTGTTAAATCTTTACCTTTAGTGATTTCCTTACCTTTAAATAAGTTTTTAGGTTTAGTGATTGATACATAACGATGTTCAACAGTATGTGCGCCTAATTCAATATAAAAATTAGGGACCATGTCGTAAGTAGTACAAAGCATGTAAATTAAATCAAACGGATTTGTATGAGAAGTCCATGATGTTGTTCTATTGCCACCATATTCTGTATCATCAGATACTTCCCAACCTGTATCAGCAAGTGTTTTAAGTAACGCTTGTGTTGTTGTATGTGCTTCAAATTTACCAGGTTTAATAGGTTTAGCTGTTTTCAAATCTTCTAAATAACTAGCATTACATTCTATTTCAGTTGTACCGTCAAAGTTATCTGCAATGTGGATGATAATAAATTCTCTGAATATACCGTTGTTGTCTTGAGCAATAATTCGATTACGCTCTCTTAATTTCTCTGCTCGAGTATTTTCAATTGTAAAATCAAAAGTTTCTGTTTTTTCTTCTACATTCATACTCATTTCAGCATTAATCAATGCACCATCACTTTGACTAATAAAATCAATAATATTGTCATTAAAATCAAGTACATGTATTCCTACATTCTTCACTATCTAACCTCCAATCTATAAAAATCTGTCTTGCCAATACACTGTCGTGTCATATGTGTTTTTAGGATAAATCATACATTCATTCATCCCTTTATTTATGTTGAAGAAGTCACTACCAAATGTTTTTAAATCAAGCGCAGGCTCTTCATTAATTGTTACTGTTTTTTCTTTCATATTGATGTTGATTAAATCACCTTTTTTAATAATTAAATCTCTTGCTTTAGGTGGTTTGGGTAATATTTCATGATTATAACTACCTAATATCGTTGTTGGCATATGATAATTATTACCATTCTTAGCAATATAGATACTTACTGCTGATATAGGTCGTTGATAGAAGTTTCCTGCGTCAATGAATACTTTTTCTGTAACGTCTACTGGAGTTATTCGTTTAGGATAGTCTACTTCATCATATTTCCATGTTTTTATATAAAACTTATCTCCAATACGTTTTAAACGCATATAAATTACTATATGTTTCCATGTGTAAAACTTAGGTGCGTTTGTATAACTGTATATCTTCTTTTGATTACCGTTTTGGTCGAATAGTGTCACATGTATTGTGCCTATATTTTGCGTTGCTCTAGGGTTGCTATAACCAATAGAAGCAATCACACGGTTATCTGTGTCATATATATATTGAGTTGCATGTGTTGCACCTTTTTTACCTTGATTAACATGTATTTTAACTGTCGAACTAAAATCTTGAGTGCTTTTACCGAATGAATGCTTATATTCTGCACCATTCCATCCACTTGTACCTGTAATACTACTTTCATCAAGCATAAAAGCGTCTTTTGAAGAACTCATTGCCATAGCACCACCAACTGTTCCACCAGTTACATTGTCGTTAATAGTACCGTTAGTGACTTTAGTCCATCCGAAGAAAGAACGCATCTCATCATTGAATAAAGTCGGTGTATAATCTTCAACTTTCTTATCTAAATCATCATCGCCTATCATGAAATAATCTTCGTTATTCTTCGTGACAGAGAAGTAACTCGCATTCTTTAACGCTGTTGCTTGCACAATGATAGGACTGTCTGCTGTTCCTGTACTTACGACTGATACTTGGTCAGAAATAGCTGTGTTTTTAGTACCTTCGACTGCGTATTTGTATGGATCAAGTAATGTAACTTTTAAAGTAAGTTCAGCTTGCATACCTACATTTTTATCTAATTCAAAAGGTCCAGTAATATAAGCGTTCCAATACCAATTTTGACTTTCGAATTGTAATTTAATTGATTTATCACTATCCACTCTTTTTACTAAATCATTTATGATATCATCATGATTTTTTTGACCGTTTCTGTTTGTGTGAGTGTCATTCCTTACTATCAAAGGTATTTCAAATTCTAATGGACCTATCTTTCTATCTTTTAATACACCGCCAGTTCTACCTGGTACTTCTTCGACTTCTAAAGCATAATTAAAAGAGGGTATTTTGAACCCTCTTTCGATATAAATATCATCCACTTTTTTATCATTAATAATTAAAGCGTCGCTCAAAATATCCCTCCTAAGTCACACTAGGTTTAAATCTAGTTTTTCTATTTTTATGACGTTCTCTTTTATCAACGATTGTATTTACTTCTTCACCTAACGAATATCTATCAATCACATTAGATTTGTTTGCAATACGTTCATTACTATCTTCTAAGTTGAATAATGTAGAAATGATTGCGTCCATTTTCTCAACTAAAGATGTTAATTTAACATTTTGTTCTTTTAACGCTTGATATTCTAAATTTCTACGCATTTCTGTTTGTTGTTGTTTGTCTTTTTCTTCTCTAATACCATCTGCAAAGCGAGAGATAGCCTCGTATACTGCCGATTGAGTACGATTAAAGATATCACTATTAATAACACGTTCAATAGCAGCAATTGATACATCATTAGGTATGATTTGCTCGCCACCTCGTAAGTTCATGATTTCGCCACCTTTTTCAAACACAGTGGCGTAACCTTTACGAGCGTTGTTAGTACCTGTGGCGTAGCCATGACCATGACCGATAACTTGTAACATTCCAGTTCTACCGTAACGTTTTTTAGCGTAATTGATTGCTGCCATAGCATTATCTAAACCGTTCATAATATTACCGTGACCAGGTAATTTATTTGCAGCAAACGTTGGTGGGATAACTTGTAATAAACCTCTTGCTAGATTTCCTGTTCTATTGTTTATATCTCCAATGTTTCCTTGAACAGCGCCAGCATTACCGCCACTTTCCGTTTGTATTTGTCTTATCCAAGCATTTACATATGCTGCTGTTGTTGGAAGGCCATTTGCTTTTAACGCTTGTTTGATTTCAGGTTTCCATTTGTTTGCAGCTTTTGAGCCTCCACCTTTACTACCATTATGTGACTTCAACCATTTAACTGGATCGATAGAATGTCCTGTCATTGAGCCAAAACCGTGTTTATTCATTTCATAGTGTAAGTGAGGACCACTACTTGAACCTGTATTACCAGATATACCAATAGCGTCGCCTGGTTTAACACGTTGTCCATTTTTAACAAGCCACTTACTTAGATGTCCGAAGTAAGCATCATAAGGTTTTGCTCTTACGATAACATGTTTCCCAAAGCCTGATGCTGTATGTCTTGTTTCAACTTTACCACCCATCGGCGTTAGAACTTTTTCATAAATATATGGTAAGTCAATACCTGGATGCGCCCAGTTAAACGGATAGCCAGGTGGTGGTCCGTTTGGACTGTATCGAGTAGTAATGTTATCAAGATACTTAATAAATCGACCGTCGCCATCGCCACCAGAAACGTCATCTAACCAACCACCGAATAATGACTTAACGCCTTCTTTTAGTTGTTTCCACATTGCGTCCCAAAGCATTTTAGGAATTTCACCATTAACCATACTGAAATCAACGCCGAATTCTTTTAGGACTTTATTAACAAGTTTTCCAGGACTACCGACGTATTGTAATAAGTCGCCTGCTTTTTCTTTAGCCCATGTCCCTGCAGCACCTAAAGCGCCTTTAGTCGTGTTTATCATTTTCTTAGCGCCATCACTAAGTGATTTAACTGTGTGTTTAGCACCAGAGCCAATATCCTTAGTTTTATCAGTAACATATTTCCACGCTTCTTTTGCAGCGCCTCCAGCACCACCCGCGCCGAAACCACCTTGTCCCATCATTTCTCCAGCGTCAAATGTAGGGTGATTATGTTTTTTATGTTTCTTAGCGTCTCTTAGCATACGTTTTCTAACATCTGCACCACTATCTGTACCTCTAGAGAATTTAGGGATAAAACCTTGATTTCGGAGTTTTTGAGTGTTTCTACCACTTATAACTTTATCGCCTTTATCCAATGGAAAAATTACATCTTTACCAATAGGCGCAATGATTGATCCGTTTTTACGTTGCACCAACTCTTGATGTCCGTTTGATCCTGTTCCATTTCCTCTACCTTTGTCATTCAAAGTAGCTAGTGTAGGACGGTTGATTACACCATTTGATACAAAACTTTGTGAGCTTGCACCTTCTGTACCAGTAGAAAGTTTAGGTATTTTGCTATCTATACCTAATTTACCGCCTACCCAGTTTACAGCTTTGATTAATGCATTCAAACTTTTCTTGACTGCGCTTACCATTCCAGTAATATGACCTTTGATTTTTCCAATAATATTTTTAAGTCCGTTAGACATATTGTTGAACACCTTACGGACACTATTCCATAAACCTTTAGCCATGTTCACTGTTGTATTCTTGATGCTACGCCAAGTGTTTGACATAAAGCCTTTAACACGATTGAAAATAGTACGTGTGCCTCTATAAAGACTGTTGAATGTATTACGGACACCTGTCCATAAAGATTTGGCGAACTTAACTGTTGTATTTCTAATATTACGCCAAATGCTACTCATGAAACTTCTGATTTTATTAAAAATACTACGCGTTCCTCTTGATAAGCTATTCCACGTTGATTTTACGCCTGACCAAAGATTTTTAACTAATTTAATAGTAGTATTTTTGATAGCACGCCATACACTAGACATAAAGTTTTTTAGCTTATTAAAAATATTACGCGTTACTTTAGATAAACTATTAAATATATTTTTAACGCCACTACTTAAACCTTTAGCTAATTTTATTGTTGTATTTTTAATAGCAGTCCATGTTTTTGTCATCCACGATTTTAAAACACTTACAATTTTCTTAACGCCATTACTCATACTGCGAATAGCATTTATTACACCGTTTTTTATAGCATTCCACGTTCTGATTGAAATAGATTTTATGACATTCCACGTCGTAGAAATAAATTTCTTCAAACCACTAATCACAGTTTTAGCACCATTAACTAATGATCTAATAATTCTCAATACACTGTTCTTAATGGCTAACCATGTTTTTATAGAATTATTTTTAACGAAATTCCACAACGTACTAAAGAACGATTTCAAACCATTGAAACTCGCTTTCACTAAGTTAACTAAACTTTTAGCGATAGCAACTATTCCGTTCTTGATAGCGTTCCATGTTTTTATACTGGTTACTTTTATAAAATTCCATATACCCGAGATAATATTTTTAAGCGCTTGCATAGGATGTTGAATTGCAAACTTAATTGCATTCCATGTTACTTTTGCAGCGTTTTTTAAAGCATTCCAAATAGCAATAGTTGAGTTCTTGATAGCAGTCCAAATATTAATAATATACGGTTTGATAAATCCAAATACTGCTACTGCACTATTTTTTATTGCGTTCCATGCATTTATTACGAAATTACGGAATGTTTCGTTATTCTTCCATAAGTAAATAATGGCAGTCGTTAAAGCACCAATAACTGTTATTGCAATGCCAATTGGACCTGTCATAAATCTTAGTGCTAGACCTAAACCTCTAGTCGCAAGTGCAGCAGCTTTAGTAACGACTGACCATGCTTTAGTTGCAACAGTTGTTATTTTTGCTTGTATAGCTTGTCGTTTCATTCCTAGCGTTGCAAATGCGCCTTGCGCACCTAATAACTTCTCTGCACCTGTAACAGCAAGTAAAGCGCCTCTCATACCAGTTAAAGCACCTTTAACTAGGAATATTGGTTTAAGTAATAGTAAGATAGCACCTGTTAGAGCTACTGTTGAACCTAGTATTTTACCTATCATAGGATGTGTGTTAATCATGCTCGATAGCCAACCAGTTATAGCATTAGTTACCGACAATGTGACTGACGCAACGGGAGCCATACCTTTCACTAGCCCCCAAAGTACACCAGTGATGTTTTTAATTAATTGCCATACTTTAGGACCATTCGTTTCTAGGTATTCAACAAACTGTTTGAAACCGTCTGAACGTTTTAATTCTTCGCTCCACTTCCTGAAACCTTCCGTTACGCTTTCTATACCTAGTAAAACGTTGTGAGAATGTCCACTAAATGCACTGAATAGATTGAATAAACCAGCAAATACATTACCGAATATTCTTCCAACAATAGGTAAGTTAGTTTTAGTGTATTCAACAAAACCGTTTATCGCTTTAGAGCCTTCAACACTATTTGCCCATTTTCTGAACGATAAAGCCATATTTTCAAAGCCTTTTGATGCCCACACGAATAATGGACTTAACTTGTTAAATACAGCAGTCGTACCGTCTACAAAATGATAAGCACCTTGTAATAAATGGCCGAACGCTTGTGTTCCTTGTGTATTTAGAATATTGAAAGCAGTTTTTGCATTAGCTGAAGTTTTAATCCAATTTAACATCTTTCCACTCATGCCTTCTATTTGTCCTGCTGTTCGTGTTAAGAAAGGATTGAGGTTAGATAAAGAAGTTCTAGCAATATTAATACCATTACTAAGTGTGTTGAAAATTTTAGCTTGATTTTGAGCGATAAGTCCTTCCCATTCGTTTTTCAAACTACTTAACACACTTTGATAACGTCTTGTTTCATTAGTTAGTGCTAATTCGCCATCTTCTAGTTTTTTAAGTGCATATGTTGCTTGACCTGCAAACACATTAATAGCGCCCATACCAATACCAAATGCGCCACCTAGACCGATAGCACCACCAGCTAATGATGTGAGCATACCGCCAATACCAGCACCAGCACTTACGACTGAACCCATGATAGGTACTAAGTTGGCAAATTGTGTAGCCATGACTTCACCGACTACACCTTGTGTAATTTCGCCTAAACTTCTTAATGTAGTAGCGATACGATCCATACTACCTCTAGCACCTGCAAACCCTGCTCCCATTAGAGTAGTAGCTAATCTCACTTTACGTTGTGACCTAGCAACTTCATCTAATTCATCTGAAAGCTCATCTGCTCGACCTTGTGCAATTTGCATAGCGATACTTTCTTTTAAAATATCGTTACGCAATTTGTCGGCTTGTCTACTTGTAGAACCATGTGCTAATGAAACTTCTTTTAAATTTTGTTTAAGTAAGCTAATGTTAGCTTTTGATTTAGTGATAGTATAGTTCATTTCTGTTAAGTGATCTTTGTAGTTATCAACTGAACGTGTACCTTGTTTAAAAGCGATTTCACTAAGTTTTGCTCTGTTTTTAAGTTCACCTAAGCTATTCTTTACTTGGTCACTTGAACGATTAAATTGCTTGTAAGCTAATTCTGTCTCTTTTAATTCACGATTATAAGTAGAAAGTTGATTTTCTGCTTGTTGTACTGCTCTTGAGGCACTATTAAGCTTTCTTTTTTGTTCTTCAGTAACCACATTAGATTTACTGATTTCACTTCTAACATCTTCCAAGCTATCTTGTCGTTTTTTAAGTAAACCCTCTTGTGCTGTGATTGCTTTACCTAAATCTTTTTCTCTGTTTGCTAATTGTTCAGCGCTTAACTCATTTTTCTTGAATTCTGAGCGTTGAGAGCGTAAAGATTTATTGATGTTCTTTAGTTCTCGTTCTAATGTTCTTGAGGAGGCTTTTATGGGGTCGACATCCATCGAAACCTCTGCACCTAAGTTAAAATCTGCCATTATTCCACCTCCTTATTTTTAAATTAATGCCATCATTTGTTCAGGACTTAATGCTCCTGCTTTAGCCACTTTAGAAGCCTTACGTTTACGTTTTTTCGTATTGAAGTATTTATCGAAATCTTCCATAACAATTGCGTCAACTTCATGTGGTTTGTATTGTGCATCTTCGATAAAATGACGGTAAACCAGATAAATATCTTCGACTATTTCGTCTGCTGTTTTGTCTTTGTTGTAGTCGCTTTTTTCTTTGACTTTCCCGCGTCATTACTAGCGAAGATTTTGCTATAAGTATCTGGCAAACTGTTTTCGACTTCTAAACCGTCAAACACTTCATCAATCGTGAATTGATTGTCGAATACTTTAACTAATAAATTTGCGAACTCGTCATAAATTTCAAAATCTTCATCGTTGCCTTCTTCTTTGATTTGCTCGTTTAGTTCTTCTGATTTATTTAAGAACTCTTTATACTCATCTGTTGCTTCTAGCTCGTCTAGTTCTTGATATAATTTTTCTGCTTCTTCATCCGTCTCTACATCTGCTAATTTATTCTCTACTTTTTCAATTTTGTTTAAGATTGAACGATGTTTACGGTATAAGTTTTGTAACTCGCCGATTGTACTAAAACCTGTTTGTAATTTTTGCTCGAACTCTGCTTGTGCTTTAACTGCACCTAAATTCAATTTATCTTTAACAAATGTTTTGTTTTTACCATCAATTTTTAAAATTACTTTAGCCATTCAAACTACTCCCTTATCAGTTATTTTTGTATACAAAAATAGGCGACTTATTACAGTCGCCTTAAATCATTTATGCAGCTGGTGTATTGTCGGCAGTCGTCACTGCGTCGTCACCATGAATTGCTTTATAGAAATCTTCTTCGTTGAAATCTGGATCTGCACTATGAATACGTGCAAATACTAATTTGTCATTATCACGTTGTACGAATGAACCTTCCATTTCTACTTGGTCTTGTTGCTCTGGACTATCTTCCATAGTAGATGCACTTGTATTAGGAATATTGAAGTTACCACGAGTTAACCCGTAGTAGATGTAAGAACCATCATTGCAACGATACTTCCATGAAACTGATAAATATGGAGGTACTAAATCAGAAGTGTATAATTCCATACCTTTGTCAACTTTTACTCCTAAGAACTGTTCACGTTCTTCTTTGTTTAATTCCATTAAGTTTGCTGTAACTGTTGCACCAGTAATACCACTGAATAAGTTTAATTTTTTAACTCCATCTGCATATACTGGTTCGTTACCTTGTTCTAATTCTAATTCGATTTCTTGTAAGCCTGGAACGTCTGTTAAAAGACCTAGTTCAAAACCATTACCTGCTTGACGACGCGCTTTGAAACCTTCACATGTAATTGCTACTTTTTTATCTGCCATTATTAATTACTCCTTTACTGGTAAAATTATTTCGTATTCATTCATTTGATTAAAAAGGCCGAGTTCCTTATCTTTCGAAAGGTCTCGGCTTATCACTCTGCCATTGTGTTGTTTGATAATGTCGTTCACATACTCACTTACTGTGTAAGTGGTATTGATGTCATTACCAAACGTTTCAATTGCAAATAAAAAGCGATAGTATTCACTATCGCCATCTCTGTATATTGTGTTTTGTAATAAAATTTCTGTAATTCTTATTAAAGGTGTGTATTCTGCTTTTTGATAGTTTTCGGGAATTTCAAAATTAAATATTTTAGGTTGCTTACTAGAATTGAGTGATCTCTCTAACTCTTTATCGCTTTTTAACCACGAGTATATACGTACGATAGGGTGTCTAGTCGACATCGACCATGTTCCTTACTGCCTCTTTATATATTGCAAGAATTGGGGCTTTACTCATTTCTAATGAACGTCGCATAAAGTGTTGTGGTGGTTGTCCCATAGAACGATTAGAGGGACGAGTACCGACATCGGGAAAGTGGATATACCAACCAGCATCTTTACGTTTACGACCTTTATCAAAACCAACTGTTTTAGTTGGATTAAGTTCATCACGACTAAAATTAGATATTTTTAATACCTCTACTGCATGTGTCGAATGAGTTTGTCGCTTGTGTACTGGTGTATTAGCCTCAATGTTAGCTTTGTAGAGTTTTGCAGCCTTTGTTACTGCCTGTTTTGATTGCTTTTCACTATTGATAACTAATTTTCTAATTTTATCTGATATATCCTTGTCACTGTCGTAACGTTGTTTAACCATTACTCTACCACCTCGCATTTCAACATTTGACGCTCTAAATCTTGTAAGTCTGTTTCAATATATTTAATTTTGTAATCTTTCCCTTTGAATTCAACTATCATATCTGACTGTATATCAGCCTTTTGTCTATAACGGATAATAAAGTCGATTGTTCCTTTTCTTGCCTCTAGGCCCATTTCTCTAAATTCTTTTATTGTGGTTTTTGACACTTCGCAATAAGGAGTGGCAATCAACTTCTTATCTGTTACATAAACACCTTCATCATTGACTGTTTCAGTTTGGTCATAAATCTTTATTCTATGTTTGAGCCTTCCGATTTCCATAAAGCATACGCTCCTCTCAAACTTTGAATAAGTGCTAGTGATGAAGGTGCTACATTGTGCTTAGCGAATTGACTTGTAGTTGATCTATTCTCGTAGTGGTGGCCAACTTGGTTAATCACAGCTAAGTTATAAAGTGCATTACCTTTATAAAAGGCATTTGCTTTGCCATAACCACTTACAGCACCTTGTATTTCTTGTTCAGATGCTTGTATCAACCCTAGAATTTCATCATCATCAAAATCATGGTCAACTCTTAAACGATTTTTAACTTCTTCAAGTTCCAAAGTAAGCATTTAATCACCTACTTTTTCTCTTTATTATCAATACGTTCTAAGAAAGGACCTTTAAATCCTTTTTCACTCAATGTTTTCTCTACTATATCAGCACGTTTTACCGTCATTTCGACTTCTTCGTTCTTTTTAAGTACACGCTTAAACTCTAAATCGTTATATTGTCGTTTAACTTTAAAATTCGCCATTATTTAGCCTCCTTTTATGCGATAGGTTCAGAATTTGTAGTTTGTAAATCAACTACTACTGCTGCTTTATGGTCTAATAGGCGTGCGTCTTGTCGTACTGCAACCATTAAGCATTCACCGAAGTGCATATAGTCAGTCCATGCTGCTTGATATTGAGAACGGTCAAATAAAGTGATAGCATCTTTCAAGTTACCAAAGATAAGTGTATTTGCACCATTTTCTCCAAGCATTTCATCAGGTAAAATTACCACTTTACCACCTAATAAACGTTGAGCAGTCGCTTCTTTAACGTCTGGTTGTAATAAATATCTATCTTCTCTATCTGCCAATTTATCGATTGTATTAAATGCTGTTTGAGAGACAATCGCTACATTATGTTCATAGTTAGGGATAACATGTTTATTAATAGCGTCTTTCAATCCATCTACAACTTCTTTAGATGTTGCTCCTGTTACAGTTTCAGAAGGAATGCGTGTATTTTCTCCTTCTTCACCAGGCCCACCATTTTTAATTAAATCAATAATTGCTGCATTACGAGTTGCTGCAATTGTACGTGCTAACCATTGTTTCAATTCTCCTAATACATCAATTTGTGAATCTTCAATAGCTTCACGAGAAATTCTGAAATATCCACGATGAGTTTTAATATCATACGCTAGTTGGAAGAATGGTTTAACTGCTAATTCAGGGTTTTCAGCTAGTTCTTCAACAACTGGTAAAGCTGCTACACTTGATTGACGTACTACTGGGAATTTACCTGATCCGTTTTTAACTTTCTTCACTGTTACATATTGATCTAAGTTAAATTCAACTTCTTTTAACTTTAAAATGTCAGTTACAATTTCTTCTGGGATAACAACAAAACCAGAATCAGTTTTTAAGCTACCACCTGGAATATCTGCTCGTGTTTCGATATAACGCTTAAAGTCACGAACTTCTTTGCTATCCTTAGATTTGCTACCTTCTGTTGCGCGAGGTGCAAAAGGTGAAACACTACGTTGTTCTCCATTAGTTGAAGATGTCGAAGTAGAATCATTATCTCCTTTATTTTGTTCATCATCTTTTTTAATTTCATCTTCTAATTTAGTGATTCGTTCATCTAATTTTCTAATTTGTTCCACTAAATCAATTGCTTCTTTTGGCTTTTCGTTATCATATGCTTCTTGCGCTCTGATTTCTAAATCTTTTCTTTCAGAACGTAAACCTAATAAAATTGTTTTTTTGTTCATTATTGAACCTCCTAAATTTAGTCATAAAAAATAAGCACCATTCATTGAATGTGCTTTATGAGTGTATGATTTGTGGCGTTCACCTTCGCCAAGTTAAATATTCATCATTTTTAATGCTGCATTAGCTTTTTCCATTAATCTACGTTGTTCAATTTGCTTTTGCTCATTCTCTTTAATATTTTTGATACTTCTTAAAGCTGGTGCTACATCAGTATCTTCGTAAGCTGGATAAGTAACAATGCTCACATCGAATAAAGAACGGATTTTGTTTACTGTACGCTTAAATATGCCATCTTCACGTCGTTCAAATTCATCTCCATCTTCTTCAATGGTGAAACCGAATGAACATTGATTAATATTTCCTAATTTAATGTTTTCATATAAGTCTCTAGCATACGATGTATTAGGTAGTTCACATCTGAAACGTAAACCAACATCATCTACTTCAAGTTTTAATGTGTCAGCTACTGTACGACCTAAAACATAACTGGAGTTATGATCAATTAAACATCTCACATCAGATAAATCTGCATTTCTTAATGCTTCTGGTGAAATAACTTCTACAAATTCTCCTAATAAATTACTTTCTCTATTAAATTTCAGAGCATAACCTTCAACAATCATATTCTCATCATCTTTAGCGATAATATTATCACTCGTTCTGAATTCCGTGTTCATCATTTCCACCTCCCTTCAACTGAGAAAGTTGAAATTGATTAGCATATTCTAATGAAACATGGTTTAAATCTACTCTTGGTATTTGTCCTAAGCCTTTAGGTAAAGGTATCAAACCTAATTCTTTACGATACTCATCTAAAGAAATGCCACCGTTATTTAATTGACTGTTTAATGTTTCTACATAACTATCCCAATCAATCTTTCTAAAGCCACTTGTATCAAACATGAATTCCTTATTATACATTTCTTTTTGAGTAACCAACTTAAAATCTAATTCAGAGGTCCACATCTTCATGTATCCTCCTAAACAATTCATTAGATAATCATTGTTTACATCTTTCAATGAAGTATTATTCATTTCAATTCCAAATTTCGATAAAGGAATTTGAAAAGCTTTAGCAATGGCTTTGGTACTTAAATCATTTTCATTGATAGCTTTCAATACATCGGTACTAATCTCTAATTGTTCATATTCCATAGTGGAGTCTAAAACTAATACTTTACCTGCTTGATCTTCACCACTGTTTGCTTTTTGCCATTCTTCTTTAATTTTATTTCTAGCTTCTGGTGATAATTTCCCATCTTTCATTTTTAACAATGAGCCAGCTTGAGCGCCATTAGTGAAAAAATTAGTAAAGAACTTTTTAGCAAAACGTTGTGCATTAATATCTTCTTTTAAAGCATCAATAACAGATAAACCATTTAATCCATCACTAGAAAAAGGTTTAATGTCTATAACATCTGAAAAAGGAACTTCTAACAATTCACCATCATTGTCTATTTCGTAATAATTTTCACCTTTATCATCTGTTTTTAAATGACACCTACTCGTCTTTATATGATAAAGTTCATTCACTCCACCTTGTGGATTGCGTTCGATTTTAATATAACCGTGTTTAGTGAGTAACGCGTTTAACATAGTAATGAATTTAAGCATATAACCATTGTAATAGGGATTAGGTTTTTTATTGAGCAACATTTCTAATCTATCTCTTTCACTTGCTACTCCGTTTTTCAATACCTTGATATCTAATTTAGCAATATCACGTGAAATTAAAGTAACTGCAGTCCATATATCACTATTCATCAAAGTTTCATAATCTTTCCATGAAATCTCATTTAACGGAATTGTGTTATAAGGGAAAATAGTTAAATCTTTTTCAGTCAAAGTGCTTTCTTCAGGTAGTGATCTAGTTTCGAAGAAAATACCCACAGTTCACACCTCCTTTTATTTAATTGGTTGCTGTGATTTCTCGAATTGATAAATTAAAGAAATCACAATAAGTGTTACTCCCGTTGCTAATAATCCAATAATATAATCAAATTTTAAATATATTGATATATTCAGTAATGTTAATCCTAATAAAAAAAGGATAGCTACAAGATTGTTAATCAAGAACTGTCCTAATGTTTTCAATGTATTCACTTATATTCCTCCTAAAATCCGAAGTCATCAGATAAAATATAGTCTTGCAAACTACTTTCGAATTCGTAATTCATAGCTAATGTATAAGCAGTAACTAATGCAACCAACGCATCTATTTTATTTCTGTTCATTTGTTTATCCAGCAAAATATTATTGTTGTTATCAGTTTTAACGATAGCGTTGTTAATCGCTAAGTTTAAATTAGGGTTATTTTGATGTTTAATTTTGTTCTCAAACACATCTAATCGAAACTGTTTTAATGCTGGTGACATATGCTTGTAGTTTTGGGGTACTTCAACTAACAAATAATCTGTCTCATGTTCCATCTTAGTTACAAATGCCGAAGCACTCCAACTATCATAAGCGATAGCTTTCACATTTAAGTTATGTTCTTCAATAAATTCAATTAAATAATCTATCACTTGTTCATAATCTATAATTCCTGACTCTGCACGGGTAAGTGTAGCCATATTAGTGTCAATCAATCTCATATAATCAATTTTATCAGCTTGAGATTTCTCATATAATGAATGTTTAGTACCCACAAAAACATGTGAATCAACATAATACTTTCTGTCATCTGTTGGATATATAAAACTTAGTGCGGTTAAATCTTCGCTTCTTGATAAGTCGACACCTATATAAACATCTCTACCATCAATTTCTAATGGTTTCTCAACATGACCTTCAATCCAATCGTTATAAGGAATATAAGTATCTTTACTAGCTTGTCTCCACATATTAAAGTTTTTTACTAGTATTCCATGTAGACCTTGATTATCCATACCTTCTTGAACTTCAGCTTCCAAATTACGCTGTAATACTGCTCTTAAATCATCTAATTCAAATAGCGGATTAGATTTAATCCAAGTTTCTGGCTTATGCACCTCATCTTCGCTATCTTGTTCTGCTACATAAATGAAATAATTCTCATTCACAACTTCTCTTGATAACACTTTAGTTACATATTCATATTCTTCAAACATGGGACTATTTAAGTTATTACCTGCTGTAGAAATAATAATGAGTGAAGGATTATTAAGTAAAACCTGGCCACGTCTTAAAGTTTCGTACATTCTTCTATTTTTAGCTTCATGAAATTCATCAATAATAGCATAACTAAATTGATAACCTTCCAAGTTACTTGCTTCATTCGAAACTGCTTTAATTTTACTCTTGTCTTGTAGGTTTGAGATTTCTTTTTTACTTTCAGTAATTTTAGTGAGTTGTTTTACCTTTGGTGACTTCATTCTGACTGATTCCACCTGTGATATTGTCATATCATAAGCTATACTTGCTTGTTCTCTTGAGTTTGCGCTTAATCCTATCAGCCTTTCGTTTGCAGGCTCTTTCCCTATTAACAATTCATATAATGACAAACCACTAATTAATAATGTTTTCCCATTCTTACGACTCATTGAGATATAACCTTTAGTGAAACGTCTGTTACCTAAATGGTCTTTCCAACCCATTAAACTACCAGCAATAAATTTTTGGAAACCTGCTAACTTCATCGGTTTTCCAGATTTAGGATCTGGCAACATTTCTAAGAACTTAATAACTTTTTCTGATTCTTCCACATCAAACTTATATTTGAAATTATCTGTGTTTAAATCTTTTAAATGACGCTTACACGCTTGAATATTCTTTTGGCTCGCTAATACATTTCCTTTAACAACTTCTCTAGCATATTCAGTTACTTGATCTATATTATTTGCCATTTATCATTTCCTCAAATTCATCCGTTTCTTTTTTATCTTCTTTAGGTGTAAAGATTTTCAATCTTGCATCAATACTTAATCCAATCTTAGGTGCGATAGAATTAATTTGTGCTAACGCATCTCTTTTAATTGCATGATTCTGATTGAGTTTTGTACCTCTTTCAGTTTCAATAATCGCATCTCCTTCATTCATTCGAATAGTTGCATTGACATAATCTGAAAATGCTTGACAATAAGCTGATACTAACGCTAAATCGAGGCTAGCAATAGGCAATTCAGAAAGTAAAGGAACAATTCGCTTGTATTCTTCTTTTGCTTTATCATCAAGCCAATAAGGAGGATCTAAACCTATCTTTTGTAAGCTGTTGGCCTTTTCCTCAGATGCTTTACGTTTTTCTCGTTCTAATACTGTCAATTTCCCTTTTCGTTGGTCTAACGTTTTTCGACTTTTTCCCATTTACTTCACCTCATTTCTATAAAATTTATGCGTTTTCCCACATTTTCAAGATTTTATTGATACTTTCACTGAAAGAAAAGTGGACGAACGATATACAAAAATCCAAGTCATAGGCGGTGTTTTTTCGCACCCCCTTTTGAACTTATATTCGCGAAAGCCCAAACTGCCATCTGCCTTTGAAATCTAGCAGGGTGATTTTTCCTTCTCTCAGCAATTTCTCATCTCGTTCTTTTATTGTATTGTGTCGAATACAACTTGCGACAAGATTATCTAGATCCAATCGTTTCTCATAGTCATACTTAATAGGAATGAAATGGTCTACGACTTCATATCTTTTAACAATTCCTTGGTTTAAACAATACTGACATAATTCGTTATCTCTTAAAGCTGCTGTACGTCTCACTTCTCGCCATGCTTTGCTGTTATAAAAGGTGGCAATAGGCTTTTCTCTAGCATACCTACTTTGCGCATAGCTATTCCTAGCTTCATTAACAAGATAGGAATGTTTCTCACAATATGATTGATTGAAGTTAATTAATTGATTACATCCAATCTTATTACATTTCTTTTTCGGAATAACTTTCACTTCTTTCAAGACAAAAAGAAAAGAACAAACAACAATGAAGTTGAATGTTCTTTCTGATTGTTAGATATTATTATCACAATTCAATTATAATATTTATTTATTCATATACAAAATTAATGTTGATGTTGCTTATCTTGTTGAAGTTGTTGAAGTTGTTGATTGTGTTTATCTTGTTGTTTTACATACACATTTACAATCTCATTAATTCGACTATCTAAGTTTGTTCTTCCAATGTTCATTATCTCTCGAACATCTTTAGGTTTCTTTCCTTTCTTGAATAAGTAAAGAATGTTTAAGTTCATATCATTATTAATGTTATGTTCATACTTATCTATAAACGATACAACTGCTATGTGTTCATCATGTATTCTTGATAGTACATAATTACGAGTAGCAATCGCTTGTACCTTATCTGTTGTCTTACCTTGTGGTTTTGGCATAGCTGCATCAATACCATACTGTGCTGTACCATTACTATCTTGAATGTACCCTTCATCTATAAGTATGTTCTTACGCCAATGATAGCTATATATCATGTCCCTAATTTGTTCGTGTGTGTACAAGTGATTACCTCCATTACTTAAAATGTTTCTTTGCTCTTTGTATTTCAAACTCCACATCTTCTATATCGCAATCTCTCACGTACTTAGTGAATAGGTACACATTCGTATATCTCTGTGCGTCTAACTCCTGACGTAAGACTGTGTTGTTACCTATCGCTACGAGTAGAAATATGCCGAGTATAATGGTTAGTGCTATCCACACTACTCACTCACCTCCACCCTAATTTTATTCAAATCAATCTGATCCCACTCACTAGCAAAGTCACTCGGTGCAGTATCAATATCGTCTTCGCTTTCTAGCTTGATGATGAGTAGTTTAATAAGTAGGTATAGTAATTCTGCAAATATAAGATTAATTAATATGCGTTTAATCATCTGCATCATCTCCATGTTCGATATATTCTATAACGTGTTCTAATGCTGATTTATAAGTAAGTGTTATTGAATCTTCCTGTTTTGATTCTTCAATATCGCTAATTACACTTTTTAATTTTCCGATTACTTCTTCACTACTTTTCATTCCGTTCACTCCTTATCCAGCTTGTTATTCTCGAATTGTTTTCTTTTACGTTCTTCAAATTCCTTACGTTTGTTCCTAGTCTTCTTAGCAATCTTTTTATATTGACGCTCTTGTTCGGTATTTTCTAAATACATTTTGACAATCATTCCAATAATTATAGCCAATAATGTTAAAGCAAATACGATTATGAATAAATCAGTCATTCCGTTCACTCCTTAACTCTAGGTCTATCTCTATGAATTTTATTCATACTCACCCAAATAGTTTGTAATGCATAATACTCTGCTTCTAACTGTTCAATATAACTTTCATTAGCGTCATCGAACTTTGCGTGACTTATTTTTTCTTCAATATATGCTTTTGATATGCCAACACTTTCATGTAGCTTTTTAAATTCTCGTTTGTAATAATCTTCCATTCTGTTCACTCCTTATCCCAATCTATCTTGCAAACGATATAGTTTTCTAAGTTGTAATCTATCGTGCTGGCTTAATATACAGTTTGCTTTCTTCTTAGCTTCCTCCCTATCCTCTGCCTCTACCAACGTCATGTGTACATTCTCTCTAGGTTGTTCTACATTTACATGCACATAACCTGTGCTATCTGTGAATTCTCTGATTAGGAATTGTGGCATTTTTCAATCGCTCGCTTTACTAAATTTCTGATGTAAAAGAATATTTTTTCGATTAGACTTCGTAATCGTAAAAAATAATATAGATTTAACGTTGAATTGGAATAGTTTAATTTATGTTTCACTTCCCCAGCACCTCTTTTACATTAGTTTCGTATGTTCCGATATTACGTCTTACAAATTCAGCATGCGCCTCTCCGATTTTATCTTTCATCACTTGTCTGAATATACTTTTGAATTCTTTCTGAGTTTTATGAGGTATTTCCAATATCTCTGAACTATCTTTATCAAGTGGTAATAAACAATCAAACTTCATTTTATTTAATTGCTTAAATCGTTCTTCCATATACGTAAAGTGCATAGCCAATTTTGCATCAGACAATTCTTTTAATTGTTGTTTAGGCATGTTGAAACTTCCGATAAAATTACTCACTTTATCTACTCCTCGTTACTCCGTTTTACTTCTCGTTACTTCTCACTACTCTTTGCGTAGTATTCTTTTAATCTCTGCTACTATGTCCTTAGTATCCTGTTGATCCAAATCCGTCTGTCCCTCTCTCTGACACATAACTAAACTCCTCTACTTCTTTTAACTCTGGTGTCCAAATAGGTACGATAACGAGTTGTGCGAGTTTGTCGCCTTTTTTAATAACATAGCTTGTGTTTCTCGGTTTAAAAATATCTAGCGGATTAGAGCTTTGCTTATCAATTGGTTCGTTAAAACTTCCATCATCGATTGTTTCATCTTTTATATCTTTATAGATAAATTCATCTGCATTTACTACTTCAATATCATTCTTAATATTAATCTTCATATTGCCTTGAAAACCTGCGTCAATCTTGCCTGTTTCAATCACTAAATGTGTTTTACTACTTACACCACTTCTTGATGTTAATAGCCCTACATACCCCTCTGGAATGTTCACAGCGATATCTGTTCTAATCTTTGCTTTCTCTTGTGGCTCAAGTATCACTGTTTCTGCTGCGAAGATGTCATACCCTGCATCTAATCGACCACGTTTAGGTGTAGTTGCGTCTTTTGATAACTTTTTAAATTCTAATGTGTTAGTCATTTATTGTTCCTCCTTAGTAGGTATATCCCATTGTTTTTGCATTTTCTTTACTTCATCAGTAACTTTTCCCAACACTTTTTGTTCACGTTTTTTATCTAACTCACTAGCGTTAGGACGTTGAATATAATATTGCAAAGCATGTTTGATGATTTGTTGTTCTCTATATTCGTTACTCATCACTACCACGCTCCAAATCACTTATTTTATTTTTAACAGCTTTAAATGCAGTCAATAAGTTTCCAAAGTATTCAAATTGACTAGGTCTTTCTACAAAATCTTGTCTAACAGTTAATAACTCAATTTTGTCTAATGTATATTCCTTTATCTCATCAAACGCCTTTGCCTTTCTTTTAGCATCTTGCCATTGTTCAAAATAAGTATCTACTTGTAATCTCAACGCTTTTATATCTTTTAACAGTTCATCATAACTTTCTTGTGATAACTTAACTTCTGCCATTCCTATCCCTCATTCCATTTAGAATTCTCTTTCAATAGTCCTGCGTCCCTTAGATCATCATTCAAACTACGTTGTCCGTCCTCGTACCATACATTAGCGAGATACCTACCGAACACATCACTCTTGTACGTCTGAACATAGATATCTTTATGTTCTACACATTCTCTAGTGAACGCTGTTGCCTCTTTAAACTTATCCTGTCCTCTTTCTGGCGTATCGACACCTAGCAAACGTACACGACGTTTAGCGTAGGTATCAAAGCCATAATCGAGTAATATATCCAAAGTATCCCCGTCAACAACATTGGTGCATGTTGCTTTGTAGGTGTAGAGATTGTTGATGTCCAATTAGTTATCCTCCAATTCTCTTTTATACACAATAACTGCACTTGGGAAAGGTGCACTGTTTTTACTGTTACCGAATTTCAAACGACCTCTTAGAAATCTAATATCATCTGCTTTATCGAAAATGAAATCGTGCCAATAAGTTGTATCTGTTCTTGCTGGTATCAAACAAACGACCGTTGCTCCATTTAAATTTTCTTCGTATGCTTTCTTGATCCATTTTTTAATTTCTCTGCCATAAGGTGGGTTCATGAACACAACTTCATTTGACCAATCTTTACTCAGTCCATCATTTTCAATAGTGAAATACTTGCTACACTTAGCATTTTCATCTGTCGCACATGGATCTAGAGTGAAATTAAATTCATCATTCAACTCATCAAACAAATTTTGAGGTGTAGCCCATTCATTCGAATTACTACTATAATGAACATTCATCTCAAACACTCCCTGTTCCTTTTTATGTCACACTCACTAACTTTCATTGTCACTCTACTTCCTGCTACCTTAACCACAAAGCCTTTGACACCTAACTCACGTAACTCGTGCTGTATTTGTGTAGGTGTCTTGCCTTGTGTAGCATAGCGATAGCGTTGGTTAATTGTGTTGGATAATATCATGCGTTCAACTCCTCATATTCGTCTGCCCACATGAACGCTCTATATCCAATTGAGTGATAGTTTTGTCGTAAATTATTACAACATTCACAAATCGTATTCCTGTTATATAAAGTCACTTGCTCAGCTTCTCTTGTGCTTTTAAATTCATCTAACAATTCGCCATGTTCTCCGATAAAAACAACGCCCCTGCGTTTACTTTTATGACCAGTAAGACGACCTAATTCTTCTCTAGAAGTTTTTTCTAAATTACTCGCTCTGACATCGTATTTCAGTCCATTTTTTGCATGAATAACATCGTCTTTATCTAAGTTTCCGTAGAACGCTTCATAAACAAGCCTATTAGCCCGATAATGTTTCTTTTGATATTTGATAGATGGATAACCTTTTTGACTAAACACAAAATAATAACGCCAACCTGAATTAGTTTTAGTTCTAAATCTAGCATGATCACTTACATATAAGCCTTCTAATTTAGTTTCACGCCAAATTTCGTTAGGTATTTCTATTTGCTGGATAAGTTGACGTTTCTCTTTAACAGATAAAGGTTCTCTAACGAAGTAGCACTCTAACTTTTGATTATACGTTTTGTTTTGAATATATCTTGTAAGTGATGATGGTATAATACCTAATACTTTATGAGCATATTCAGTTGAAATGCGGGTAAGCCGATTAAATAATGGCTCCCACATATATACTGGTAATTTCTTTGCCATGCTTAGTCCTCCGTTCTCCATTCCCTTGATCTTTCGTACATATTTTTTAATTCTTTATCAACATCAATTCCTAAATGGTTTTCAAGTTCCAACATTTTTTGTTTACTTTCTCCTTCTAATTGACTTCTTAATATTCTCCAAGCTTCGTACATCAAATTGGCATCACTAAATTGATCGACCATCGCGAAGAAGTCTTCGTTGTCCATATAAATACTTTCTTCTTCATCTTCAGAAAACGGAGTAAATGTTGAAGTTATTTGACAAGCGTTTTGTGAGATATACCAAAAATCTACATCATATGCCATTTTCTTCTGCCTCCCAATTCTCTATCGCAAATTCAACACTTTGCTTAGCTTTCTTTAAATCTTGTAAACCATTCTTTCTAGGCGCTCTCATTAAGTATTTGAGTGCATTACCTACGTGATAGAATACTGACGCTGATTTGTACGTCTTACCTACTAATTCAATAATCACTCGTGCTGAGAACTTACCGAACTGATAATGAGGTGGCTCATGTACCATGTCTTGTTCTTCCTGCATATCTACCTTACGTGTGAATGGCTCATTTACTTTTTCGAAACTCCAGCTATCATCTATATCGATTTTTCTACCATCTTCCAATTCAACTTTTGCCCAAAAGTAAATACCATTCTCTGAATTAATACCGTTAGGTTCATCAACAATCGCTAAAACACTATGTTTTTTCCAGCCGGATATTCTTATTACATCGTTTCTCTTTAATTCACTAATTCTCATTCGCCTATCCCCTTACCTTGTTCAATTTCAACGGGAACCTTGCCTTTACCATAGACAAGTTCCCAACCTCTTAATTTTTGCTTGTAGTATCTTTTACGAACAGTCGAATCTCCAACATCAAAATACTTATATACGTCACATAGTCGATATTTTTTACCACCGATATACACATCTGGAATATTTTTATATCTATCGTACATACGATCACTTCCATTCACTATCATTTATCCAAACGCTATCTTCATCGAATTCTGCATCTAACAAGAGTTCTTTTTCTACATTTTCATAAGCTAATTTGATTAAGCGTTCCTTTTCTTCTTCTGTCGCATTGTAAGGTGTCGGTATATCAACCGAGCCTTTTATTTCAAAATCAACTTTTAATGTTGACATTACACTTCCTCCACTTCCATAATGATTTTCGGTACTTCTGCATACTGTTTTAAGCTACTTATTTCTACAATTTGATTGTCGTCTTGCCATACTTTTTTATTTGCTGCATCTAACACTGTTTTGATTAGATTATCTATATCTGGTTTAGTTCGTTTGTATTGCCCAATTGCTAATAACTTTTTACGATTACTCCAACTTTTAGGTGGCTTGAAGTAAAACGATAATGTCACTTTCAATTCTCCATCGAGTAATGCGTTTGGCATCTGCTCTCTGATGAAGTCCTTATGCTTTGTATAAGACGTTGGCATGTACGTTTGAACAAATCTACCTGTATTTCTGAAACGTGGACGAGGTGAGCCAATAGGTGCCTCATACGTTTCATTAAAGTTAATCTCTATCTGCACGTTGTCACTCCTAGAATAAGAAATCGTCTATCGTCGTCTGATGTTTTAATTCTTCTTTTCTGAACAGCTTATGCTTACGTTTCATCTCAGCTAATTCTTCTTTTGTCACATACTTCTTAAAATATTTATCTGCCATTCCACCTAAGTTGGTTAAGTAGAAAGTGCCATCGTCTCTAGGTAGCACTCTCAATACTTTCCAACCATCACTTTCAAATAAGTCGTAGGCGTTAGGTTGATTTTCGATAAGTCCCATCACTTTGCCTCCACTTCGTATCGTTTTCAATAATGTTTAGCACTTTCTCATAGTCATCGAATGGCGATATCTTTTTCTCTTCCAGCAAGCGATTGATAGCCCGACCAACTTCAATTAGTAACGTTCCAATAAGTTGATCGTTGCTATAATCTTGTCGGTACATTGTTCCGAGTAGCTTTTTATATTCGATAACCGTCATGTCATAAACCTTTGTGTACGTTTGTAGTATTCAAATTCGATGACACCTGTTTCTCCGTCTTTATTCTTTGCGATATTACATTCAACAATCGACTTACCGAGTTCATCTTCTTCATCTTGGTTGTAGTAATCTTCTCGGTATAAAAGCATGGCCAAACTTGCGTCAGCTTCAATGCCCCCTGCTTCTTTCATGTCAGACAACATAGGTCGTTTGTCATTACGATTTTCTACACCACGACTAAGTTGTGAAAGTAAGACGATAATTGCACCAGTTTCATTTGCTATAATTTTCAAATCACGACTTATTTTTTCAATACCGTTTCTACGGTCTAATTTGCTATCTGTTTGCATTAATTGAAGATAGTCGATGAATATGACCTGTTGCTTATCTTTGTTCTTCATGGCTTGCTTACGGACTTCCTGAGTGCTTACATTACTTTGTGAATTAACATCTATTTCAAGTTTTAATATTTCGCTTGCACCTTTGGTTAATTTTGTTAAATCGTCATAGGTTAAATCAGCTTTTTGCTTAATACGTTTCAGTTCAATACCAGTAATAGTTGATAACATTCGCTCTAATATTGCTACTCCTGTTGTTTCTAAACTAAATAGCGATGTCTTATAGCCTTGTTTAGCGATATTAAGCATCATTTGAAGTGCAAAGCCTGTTTTACCTACTGAAGGTCGTGCAGCAATTACAACTAACTGTGTAGGCTCTAAACCACCTATTTTGTAGTCCATTAGTGGATAGCCTGTCTTAATCACTTTCTTAGGTTCATCGCTATACAATTCTTCTACAAACTCATCAACGATTTTCTTTGTGCTTGTTTCATCTGTTGCGCTAATCATTGATACTTCGTTTAAGTCAGTAAGCATTCTTTCAAACGACTTTATACTTTGTGATTGGTTAAACTCGTTAATAACTTCATTCGCTTGAGAAACTTGATAGGTTTCTAATAAATTCTGTTGGTAACGTTCAAATATGCCATAGCCGATAAAATCTGAATTGTAGAGTTTTTGTATTGTGTCGAAGTCTAAGAAATTTTTATTCTTCGATGTTTCTAGGAATATTTCTTGATGATCTACCTTACCAACTTCAAACACATATTCCATAAATGCTCTGAAATCGTCGTAATAGAACATATAAGGTCTAACACGTAGCTTTTCGATAAGTTCAGGCTTTTTGAGTAAACTTGCAATAATCGTACTTTCAATATCTCTACGCTCATTCATAGCTGTTCACCTCAAACTTTCTTAGCTGTTCTTTAAATTCATCGAGCAACTTTTTTCTTGCAGCTACATATTCTGGATCATTTTTCATTTTCCAATGATGCTCTTTTACATCTTCAGGCTCTTCTTCATATTCCAGTTTCTTAGGTGCTTTTCTCATGATTTTAGGTAAGTTAGGTGGATATGAGTTGCCACTGTTAATGTAGTTTTTAACCATTTTAAGTGTTGGTTCGTAATCACCGTTTTCACTTAATACGTCTATCCATGTTTCTAATTTAGGAGTATCGAATTCCATATTATAAATACGTCTGACTTTATCTATAATTTCGAATGCTTGTCGTTTAGTCATACTCATTCGTTAACACCTAATTTCTCTTTCATTGCTGCAAATACATCTTCGGTTTCTTTAGATTTCTTTTTCTTAGGTGTCACTTTAGCTAGTGCTTTTTCTTTAGTATCTACACCTTCGTTATTCCAGTTTTTCAATATAGTGGTTAGATAGTTAATACCTTTTTGTTTTTGTTTAGTATAGTCAGTAGCTATCTTCACTATTTCTATATCTTTTACTAAATCTATTTCATAGCTTAGTTTTTCAAATTGCATACTATTTTGTATGTTCTCTAATTCTTTAGTTATATATTCATAAATGTTTGATTGAGTGTGACGACTATCTGAAGTATTCTCTGTGTAGTCTCTGGTATTGGTTTGCTCATTTTGAACAACTGCATTTGCTCTTTTTGAGCAACTCGTTTGCTCATTTTGAGCAACTCGTTTGCTCACTCCCTCAAGTTTTGAATAATTGATTGAATACCATTTCGTTTTATCAAAGCCAGCTTTATTGTAATTACCAACTAAAACTAACTCTTGTCTCTCTAAACTTGAGATAGTACGTCTGATTGTTGCGTTACTCCAAAATGGGAAGTGATGTTCCCATTCTTTGTAACTGTTGTATATCCAGCGTTTATTATCATGAATATGGTTACTTTTATTTATCCAATAGTGCATTTGCTGTAAAACAATTGCCTCATTTAAACCAATTTCGGTTGCTAACTTAGGTAGTACGAGTATCGGATAATCATCAATCAATAAGTTGTTCATCTACTCAACTCCTTTTTGATATAATGTTTTCGAGGTGATAAAAAATGAATTGGATTTCTTTAATTGCGTTAATAGTTTCAATAATTTCTTTATGTTTGACAGCTTATAAATATTGGCATGACTATAAAGAAAATCAATTGAAGATTTCAGTAGATTTAAAAAATCATTTTGTCTCTGGTGAAAGGAATGTATTTGAACTGAATGTAGTAAATGAAACTAAAAACCCAGTTTCTATTATTAAAATAGTTTTAATAGATGAAAATAAAGATTTAAAATTTGAGTGTATTCAAAATAAAGTGTTATTAACTAAAGGTAAACATATTAGAAATGAAAGCAGTTTGTTACCAATTAATTTAAACGCTTATGCTTCTCATAAGATGTTTATTGTTTTTGATTTAAAACAAATTTTAGATATTTATAATTTTGAAATTTATACTAGTAAAGGTGTTTATATTACTAATTACAAAGAGAAACAATTGAAAGAACAATCACTATTAAATCTAGGATCAGTATCGATAAATAAATGATATGGTCACTTTTTTTCATACATTCTTTCTCCTTTCAGCATTCTATTTAGTCGTTCATCTACTTTGATCCAGCTATCCTGTAAGATATATTTCTCATCAAAAGACTTAACGCCTATGTTGTGCTGTTCGGAATGATGTTCTCTGCATAAAGCTAGAACTTCATAATCGTAATGCTGCATCTTCTTACGGTTAGCACCACGACCTATTGCGTAATGATGTGCAAGGTCTGCTCCACTTTTGCCACATAACACACAATTACGATTGACTGTTGCCCAGTAAAGTAATGACTTATCGCCTTTTAATAAATCACTTGTTTTGTATGCAAGTATTATTCCGTTAGCGAACACCCAGTCGATTGTTACTTCGATAATCTGACTTGCCTGTGTACGTGTGCAATTACTAAGTGAAATGCGTTCATCATACCCGTAATATGTTCTTACATATTCAATGAACATATGGCGCATATAGTCCATTGGCATACCTGTATGGACTTCTATATCTTTTACAAGTGCAAATATTTTCTTGCGCTGCTTGTTCGTTATTCTGAATGGATCAACTGGAATGACATCAACTTCTACATCAAACCCGTTATCTAGTAAGAGTGAAGTCTTGTTATCTAGTTCTACACCCTCAATGACAACGGTTGTTGTACCGTCATCTTGAATGATGTAATTTTTGATTTTTGGCATTTAAATCAGTCCAATCAGAACGGCAACATATCATCATCAACTTCAAGAGGACCATTTGCATTTTTGAACGGATTATTCCCTGCTGGTGCTTGTCCTCGTTGTTGCTGAGGTTGATTGTTTTGTTGATTACTACCTTTGCTGTCTAAGAACTCAATTCTGTTAGCAATTACTCGTACTACTGAACAATTGTTTCCTTCTTTATCTTGAAATCTATCTTGTTTCAAATTGCCTTCAATTAAGATTTTGCTACCTTTTCCACAATAGTTATTAAGTAGTTGTGCAGTTTTACCAAACGCTACAATGTCGAAGAATGAAGTGTCATCTTTTTTGAATGGGTTATCTACTGCTAATGAGAAGTTAGTTACTTGTGTTTGTCCTGCTTGTTTTAGTTCTAAGTCTTTAGTGATACGTCCTGTTAAAATTGTTAAATTAGTCATTGCCATTCTCCTTATCTAACTGTTTTAGTCCTGCGTCTAATTTTTGATGTGCTACTGCAATATCTTTTTTAGTAACTTTGTTAATGTTTTGAATACCTAACCAACGCATTGTTTTATCTAACGTTGCGTCTCTACCTTTTTCTTGTGATAGCGTTACAAACTGATTGATACGTTCTTCTAATTCTGTAATATCGTTATCGCTTGCACTTGGCACTTCTTCACCGTTGTAAATGTAAAGGCCTAGTCCGTGTAGTGCAGCAGCTTTCACAAAACAACGTTTCTGTGCTTTATTGATGTCAAATGTAGTTGCGCTACCTTTTGCTAATGACTTGTTTCTAAAGTCCAATACTGGCAACCATTCTGTCTCTGTATGACCTTTGACTGTAACTGATACTTGTACGAAGTAGCCTTCTGGTGTAGACAGGTAAGGTACAAAATAATCATCTCTATCTACATCAGGGTGTGGGAATTCATGAGTTTTAATAGTGTATTCAGGGTCAATCTTTTTTAGTTCTTGATGAGCGTATGACCAAGCTAGATAAGTAAGTCCATTTTTCTTTTCTACATGATCGTTTACATCTTTTTGGTTGAGTTGATTAAATAACGTTTGTTCAGTCATCAAGTTCTACCTCCTCATATTTAGTTGTTTCTGTTACTACCTTTTTAATTGCTGCATGTTGTGTCATGTCTATTGAGGCTTTGTCTAAACCGTCAAACTCTCTTGCTCTGCGTTTATCTCTTGTATAATCTGTATCTTCGGGAGCATTAGGTCTGTTGCGTATATATAAGTCGTAAGGTGCGTTCTTCAACTTAATTAGATAAGTGACTGTTTCTTTCATTGATAAGCGCCTCCAACTCTTCTACTTCTTCGTGATTTTTGTTGTCTAAAATCTTTTGTAATTGGCTAGTTCTTGCATCGGCGTTTTTGTATAATCGAATATAAAACTTAATGTCTTTTCGCAAATCTTCGATATGTTCTTCTAGTGTTTCGTTTCTGCGTTTTAAGTGTTTATAGTCATTGCTTAACATTGCTAAATCAATACTATCTTTAAGTAAAATTTCGTATTCATCTCTTGTGAGAACAATATTGTCTTGCATAACGAACCTCCGTTGTTATATGATTAACTTGTATAAAATTTGTTGATACTTCGACTGTTTGCTATTTGCCGATAGCAATCAGTCTTTTATTTTGTAGTAGTATTCATTGAAGAATACGTGTGTTACCACTCCAGCAATCACTCCTACACCTAATGCTTGTGCGATGAACACTCCACATAGTGTTAGGAAAGTGAATAGTGCTAATGCCATTGTTCCAGCGATATACATACTTTTATCTTCATTGCTTACTCTTTGCTTTCTCACGTTCTTCCTCCTCAATTACTTTTTGTAATGCACCAACTTTGTACATGAAGTTTAGAAAGTAGTTATACATTTCTTCTGACATATCAATCACTCCTTTCGTGTATAATCACCTCTAAGGAGGTGTAAATATGAATAAAATTAAACCTTATGAATTACAAGAGTTTTTCAACCAACGTAATGAACGCGCTAAAGAATTGATAAAAATATTTAGAGATGAAAATCCAGACAATAACCCTTTAGTAATTAGTGGTTATAAAACTCGCGCTGTTAGAGAAGCTAATGATGAAATGCTTATCCAACTTTTAGAAAAACTAGATTTATTAGAAAATAAATAATTCAGCATTCTTCGCGTTTTCATCGTTCACTATTTTAGCTAGTTGCTTTCCGTTTAATTCGATATTTGGTTTCCTAGCACTTCTAATCTCCTCCGCCAAGATGACGATTAGGAGTGCTATTTTTAGTTTCTTTAGCATGGTTATGCCTCCTTTCATGTATAATTTAGTTATTAACCTAAGGAGGTGAATAACATGGATGAAATTCCATTTGACCCGCAATACTTTGCTAATGCATATCTAAGTACTCAAGAATTCAAACCCGAAAACTATGAAAGCGAACAAGATATGATTGATGAAGCTTTCTCTATTTATTTAATGGCGTTTGAACACGCTAGAGATTTTGTCGAGAAAAACCAAAATGACGGTTAGTATCTAAATTTGATTTATTAGTGAAACTAATTGTCGTTTTTCTAGTATTCTTTTCAATTTTTATAACCTTCCACGTCACAACTGCCATTGTGATGAGGAGGGTTGTTTTGTATAAAAATTTCATGGTTATGCCTCCTGTTCTATTACTGGTAAAATGTCATGTTCTTTCAGTAACTCGTAGATGAATAAACGGCCTTTTTGTGTCCATTTTGTAGTTACTTTTGAATGTTCTTCATCTAATGCATATGTGCTTGTGTGCGTATATCCTTTGTCTTGGTACTTCGCATATAACAACCAAATATCGCCTTGCTTGTATTGAACACCTAAGCTATGCAGTAACTTGTTTAAACTTCTTGCACTCATTCCATAGTCTTTAGCAATCTTACTTACTGATAGTAATGATTTATTCTGTAAAACTAAGTCGTAATAAGTAGCTTTAGGTTTAAGTTCATTCACTTGTTGCTCTGCGACTAATCGACCTTCACGTTCTTTCTTAAATTCTGTTAATACGTGAATGATGTAGTCAGGGTTTTGAATTGTTTGTTCGATGACGTTGTCCGTTGCGTACAGTCCATGTTTACGAATAGCTGGTAAAACTTCTGACGTTACCCAACGTTTGAAACGTTTAGCACTTTCTAACTTGCTTGAGAAGATTAAGCTGTAAAGTCCACTTTCGTTGATGATAGTTTGATTTCTATTTTGACCTGCCGTAACGATTCGTGACGTTAGCTTATCTTCTTCATCGACATGATCTAATAAAGCTTTTCTAGAATTTGAATAGCCTAAAATATCTGCTACATCTTTTCCTACAAAATATGGTTCATCGTCAATATTTATTGTTCTTACTGGTAATTCTTCAAAATTAAAAGTTTGTAATTCATTCATTTTTTATTTCCTCCTTACTCTTTCTTTTCAACGCCCACATTCAACGTACAGTCTTGGCAATGACCTAATCATGTATTGTGGTGTGGCTCGTATCATCGCTCACTCCCGCTCTTATACGCTCAATGTGAGCGTTGAAATCGTTATTTAATTATTCTGCTACTTCATCTTCGACAATAACGTATTTAAAATACGATTTGTCTTTTAAAAAAAGGATCTCATCAATTGAGATTTCAAATGCATCTGCAATTTTAAATGCATCTTGTGGTCTAATCTTTTCTGGGTTGTTTTCCCAAATATTATATGTTGAGGGTGCTATACCAATTTCTCTTGCTGCATCATCTTGGTTCCAACGTTTTCTTGAACGCCACTCTTTTAATGTTAATTCTTTTTTAGTTGCTTCCATTTTTATACCTCCTTCGTAATTTCTAAACTAAGTATAACGAATTTAAAATACGATTACAAGTGTTTTCGCCATATTTTTTACACAAATTCGAATTTATTTTTTAATTTTTCGTATTTCTACTACCAAAATACGATTTTTCATAGTATACTAAAGGTGTCTTAAAAAATCGTATATAAAGGAAGGTTTTTACAATGGCTTTTAAAAATTCGATTAAAGAAGTTAGATTAAATAATAGAATGACAAAAGTTGAAATGGCTAAAAAATTAGATGTATCTGAAGGAACAATAAGAATGTGGGAAAATGGTAAGAATGAACCACGTATGGGAATGATTGAAAAAATCGCTAAAACTTTCAATGTTACTAAAAGTTATCTATTAGGAGAGGTTGAAGAAGTTGAGTTACCAGATTTTACAAATGATATAAAAGTACCTTACTTTGGACAAGTTTCTGCAGGTAACTTTGAAAGCGTTGAAGTTGATACTAAAGAATTAGAAGTGCCAGAAGTCGCTTTTAATGGTCGAAACCCTAAAGAATGTATTGCTTTACAAGTCAATGGCGATAGTATGAATAAAATACTTGCTAACGGTTCATACATAATTATTCACGATTACAGACGTAATCAAGATTACAGATTAAATAATAACGATATTTTAGTGTTGCGATTAGGTGGAGAATATACAGTAAAACGTGTAAGACGTACTGAAACAAAATTACATTTAGATCCAGTTAGCTATTCAGATGAATTTAAAACAAACACTTTTGACTTAGAAAGTTTAGAAGAAATTGAAGTAATTGGAAAAGTAATTTATAACTACCAAATATTTGAATAATATATAGCGCCTCTCATGGCGCTTTGCTATCATTATCTCTAAAAGGAGGTAGTGATATGGCGACATTTATAGGCGTTATATGTATTTTGATTGCTATAAGCGTATTTGCTTATCTTTTTAAAGAACTTAAAGCAGCAAATCAAAGTAAAAGTAGGAAACAATCAAAAGCTGGAGAACAATTAGCTAATACATACATGAATATGGGAGGTTGTGGTTGTTTCTTCTTCCTAGTTGGTTTTCTTATACTATTTTATGTTTTTGTAATATCGAAATACGGTTAAGGTAAGGGTACACACTTTATGTGTATCACTTTCTTTGCTAAAAAATGAATAAGGTGCTACTATAACAATATATTAGGGAATTATTCCTAAACTTTTTTTCATATTCGCTATTCATATTTGAATAGTAAACTTGAAATCTTATAATTATAAGTGGCACCTATTTTATATAGGTGTCTTTTTTTATGCGATAAATTCTTAGGTAGCATCATCTTTTAAAGGAGTG